TTGGCAAAATATGATTTTATTAAATTTATAGTAAAAGATTTAGATGATTTATATGCAAAACAAGATTGGATACATTATATACATGATGTTAATCCATTTGTAAATATTATAATCAGTCCGATTCATGGAGAATTAGAACCTTTAATTATATGTGATTGGTTACAGGCAAATAAATATTATTTTGTACAACTCAATATACAATTACATAAATATATAAATATGAAATGATTTATGTAAATTCTAAATTTTAGATTCTATAATAATTTTATATAAATTTAGATTTATGATTAAGATAATGAAAATATTTATGATGGAGGAAAAATGAAAAAGAATGCTTTAGTTTTATTTTCAGGGGGACAAGATTCTACAATTTGTTTGTTTTGGGCAAAAGAGAATTTTAATAATATATATGCTCTAAATATTGATTATGAACAAAGGCATTCTCTTGAAATTAAATGTGCAAAAATTATTTCACAAATTGCTAAAATTGAATTAGTTGAAATGCACGATACTCTTATGAGAGATATCGGGGATTCAATTTTATTTTTAAAAAATAATAAATTACCTATAAGACCATCGCACAGATATTTAAATGGATTACCAAATTCTTTTATTCCTGGTAGAAATATATATATGCTTACAATAGCAGCTATGAAAGCATTTCAATTAAATATTGTAGATATTATATGTGGAGTATGCCAAACAGATTTTTCTGGATATCCTGATTGTCGTGATAATACAATAAAAAGTTTGCAGGTATGTTTGTCTCTAGCTATGAATATTGAATTTACTTTACACACGCCTTTAATGTGGAAAACAAAAGCTGAAACTATTAAAATGGCTCAAAATATGCCTGGATGTATGGAAGCTCTTGCGAACAGTCACACGTGTTATGAAGGAATATATCCTCCATGTGACAAATGTCCAGCTTGTTTATTACGTGAAAAAGGATTTAAAGAAGCTGGTATAATGGATCCAATTTATTCTGCTGTAAGGAGGATAAAATGATAAAATTGTCTTGGAAGGATGTTTTTAGGATGATTGAAGAGATAACAAAAAATATATCGGGACGGTATTCAGCAGTTTATGGTGTTCCTCGGGGTGGGATAATTCCTTCCGTTTTGTTGTCCTGTTCTTTAAATTTATGTCTTTTAGAAACATTAGATGATACTTTTTTTGATGGAGATATTTTGATTGTAGATGATGTTATTGATTCTGGAAAGACGAGAGAAAGATATAAACGGTATAATTTTATAAGTCTTTGGGATAAGTCGGTTGATAAAAATGAATGGGTTGAATTTCCTTGGGAGAGAATGAATAATGAATCCCCCGTTGAAGATTCTATAACACGAATTTTGGAATTTATAGGTGAGGATATTAAAAGAGAGGGACTTTTAGAAACTCCTAAACGAGTAACAGCAAGTTGGAAAGAAATTTATTCTGGGTATGAAAAAAATCCAAAAGATTTTGTAAAAATATTTTCGTCAGAAGATTATAATGAAATTATATTATTAAAAGATATTGAATTATATAGTATGTGTGAACATCATATGTTGCCTTTTATAGGAAAAGCTCATATAGCATACATTCCAGATAAAAAAATAATAGGTGTTTCAAAATTAGCAAGAATATTAGATATTTTTGCACGCCGTTTACAAATACAAGAAAGACTTGGAAATCAAATCACACAATTTTTTATGGACGAATTAGAACCGAAAGGAGTGGCTTGTGTTATTGAAGCTGAACATCTTTGTACACGAATGAGAGGAATTCAAAAACAACATAGTATTATGGTTACTTCTTCTTTGAAAGGAGTTTTTTTAGAAAAAATTGAATCTCGTGAAGAACTGATGAGACTTATAAAATGAAAATGTATTATTCAGCAAATTGGGGTTTTGGGATAGAAGGTATTCCACAAATAGGAGTATTAAGATCTTTCATTGCAATCAAAAACAAGAAAGATTTTAATATTCCTAAATGTTGTGATTCATTTTTTCTTGATAGCGGAGCCTTTTCTGTATGGACACAGAAAATTTCAATAAACATTAAAGAATATATTGATTTTATAGATAGAAATTTGAATAGATTAGATATTTATGCTTCTTTGGATGATATACAATCTTATAAAATTTCATTAAAAAATTATGAAATTATGAAAAATGCAGGATTAAATCCATTACCTACATTTCATTATGGAGAGCCTTTTTGGCTTTTAGAAAAATATTTTTCAGAGACTAATTATGTAGCATTAGGAGGCATAGCAAAAATTTTTCGTGGCGAAAGAATTTTATGGTTGAATCAAATTTTTATGAGATATTCAAATTCTGAAAAAAATAAGTTTCATGGTTTTGGAATTCAAGATGAATATATAATGAAAAATTATCCTTGGTATAGTGTGGACGCTACTTCTTGGCTTGTGCTAGCAAGATATGGGGGAATTTACACACCGTTTGGTTGTTTGAAAATCAATACTAATATAAAATATAATAATTTAGTTAGATGGATTACACCAGAATCTGAAAGAAAAATAAAAGAATGGGTACAATCATTGGGAAGAGATTATGAAATAGCTAAAACTCATACTGTAAAAGGTGGTTTAGAAAGAATAAGAATAAATATTTTATATTTTGAAGAATTTTCTAAATCTTTGAATAATAAGAAATATAATAAATTGAATCATCAGAAGACTTTTTTTGGATTAAATGTATGAAAATAAATAGAATGATATTTTTGAATTTATTAAATATTATGAAACCAATTGTTTCGGAATCGGGAATATTAGATATAAATAAAAAATTTATATTTATAAAAAATAAAGGTATTGTTGTTAGTAATGATAAAGAAATGATTTTTTATAAATTTGATATAGATTTCGATTGTGTGGTTTTTGCGGAACCTATTTTTAAGTTATTGAATAATATAAATGAAGAAGAATATATTGAAATTTTAAGAGAAGACAATTTTTTATTTATGAAAAGTAAATTTTTAAATATGACATTAAATTGTATGGAATATGATATTTCTTTTATAAATATAATATTAAAAAACATAGAAAAAATTTCATGGGAAAAAATTCCTGAGAACTTTTTTAAAGGAATTAGATTAAATATTTTTTCTACTTCTTCATCTTTTGTTCATCCTGTTCTTAATTGTATTCATGTAAATAAAAATTTAATAATGAGCTCAGATAATTTTCGGATAACTCAATTTGTTATGAATAATATTATTTCTAATCCTTTGTTAATTCCTTTATCTTCTGCAAAAGAATTTATAAAATTAAAAAAAATGAATTTTTATGGAATTTATGAAGGATGGCTTTATATGAAATCCGAAAATTTTTATTTTTGTTGTAGAATTATGGAAGGACAATATCCGTCTATTTCTCAATTTTTTACAATAGAAGGAGATAAGATTTCTATTCCGATTGAGTTTAAGAAAATAATAGAAATTTCTTCTGTAATGACGGGTGACGAAGATTTTGAAAAAAAAGTTACTATCTGGATTAAAAATGGATATATTTATTGTGAAGGAAAATGTGCTTCTGGAGATATTCAAGGAAAAAGTGCAATTAAATATAAAAAGAAAATTGAATTTCAAATTAACCCTAAATTTCTTTTAGATATATTAGATATCACTAATGAATTGATATATACTGAAAATTATGTTATGTTTTTTTCTGAAAATTTTAAACATCTTATTTCATTATATGAAAAGGAAGAGAAATGAAAGGATTTTTCTATCCATTAAAAAAGAAAAAAGAAAAGAAAAATAATCTTTCTAAAAAGAAAGATAGATTTTCTTGTGAATCTTGTGGTCTTTATAAAAATTGTATTTCACCAAAAATGCAACTTACAGGAAAAGGCAAGAAAAAAATTCTTATTATTGCAGAAGCACCTGGAAAGAAAGAGGATGAACAGGGAATTCAACTTATAGGAGAATCAGGACGTTATTTAAGAAAAATTCTTAAAGAACATAATATTGATTTAGATAGAGATTGTTGGAAAACAAATGCTGTGATATGTCACCCAAAAGAAAACAAAACACCGACTAATTTACAAATTGCATCTTGTAGAAAAAATTTATTTAAAATTATAGAAAAATATAATCCTGAAAAAATTATTATTTTAGGAAAAATAGCTTTGCAATCTTTAATAGGAGAAAGAATTCATATTGAAGGCATTGAGAAATGGATAGGATGGAAAATTCCAGATCCAGTATTAAAATGTTGGATATATCCTGTGTATCATCCTGCTTATATACTTAGAAATAAGGGAACTGTGTTTGAAAAATTATTTTATAATAATATAAAAGAGATAATAGAACACGAGGAAATATGCACAGATTATTCTAATGATGAAAAGAAAATTGAAATAATTGATAATCCTTTTATAGCAATTATTTTTTTGCAAGGAATATTACCTGGATCAGAAATTGCTTTTGATATAGAGACAACAGGATTAAAACCTTATTCTGAACAACAAAAAATTATATCAATTTCATTTTGTATGGATGAAAATAAAGCGGTGTCTTTTCCTTTTTTTAAAAATAAAGAATTTCTATTAGAATTAAAAAAATTTATGAGAAATAAAGAAATAAAGAAGATTGCTCATAATATGAAATTTGAAAATACATGGATAAATGAAAAATTAAATTGTTTAATAAAAAATTGGTATTGGGATACACAATTGATGTGTCATATCTTAGATAACCGATCTAGAATTACAGGATTAAAATTTCAGACATATATAAATTTTGGAAATATGGGGTATGATGATAAAATTTCTAAATATTTAAAAGCTGAAAATGGAAATGCTTTAAATAAGATTGAAGAATTAGATATAAAAGATGTGTTATTATATAATGGATTAGATTCTTTATATACTTATAGATTATTTAAGAAACAAAAAAATATTATTCGGAATAATTATTTATTTCATGAAGGTGCTCTTGTGTTTTCTATTATGGAACGAAATGGAATTTATATTGATAAAGAATATTTTAAGAAACAACAATTAGATATAATTGAAAAGATTAAAAAAATAAAAAAAGAATTAACTTATTCAGAAGAAATAAAATTATGGGAAAAATCTAAACCAAAAAAATATAAAGATAAACAATTTAATTTAAATTCATCAGATCAATTAAGAATTTTATTATTTGATATTTTGAAATATAAATGTCAGAAGGAAACAAAGAAAGGAAATAATTCTGCTGATTATGAATCTTTAGAAAAATTAAATATTCCTTTTACTAAAAAAATTATTGAAATGAGAAAATTAGAAAAAATAAAAAATACATATTTAGAAGGATTTATTTCAGAAGAATATGAAGATAAAATTCATTCTATGTATAATTTAAATACAGTTCGATCTTATAGAAGTAGTTCGAATAATCCAAATTTTCAAAATATTCCTAGTCGAAATAAAGAAGCTCAAAAAATGACTCGAAAAGGAATAATTCCAAGCAAAAACAATATTTTATTAGAAGCTGATTATAGTCAGATTGAAGTATGTATTTCTGCTTGTTATCATAAAGATACTGAAATGATAAAATATATAAAAGATTTGACAACAGACATGCACAGAGATCAGGCGGTGGAAATTTTTTTAATGGAGAAAGAGAAAATTTCAAAATATAATAGATATTTAGCAAAAAATAATTTTGTATTTCCTCAATTTTATGGAGATTATTATAAAAATTGTGCTCATGGATTGTGGGATAAAATGGAGAAAGAAACTAAATCTCATTTAAAAATAAATGGAATAAAAAATTATATAAGTTTTGAAAATCATATAAAAGATGTTGAAAATAGATTTTGGAAAGAAAAATTTAAAATATATGATTCTTGGAAAAATAAATGGTATAGTATGTATGAAAAAAATGGTTTTGTAGAAAGTTTATCTGGATTTATTTATAAGGGATTTATGACAAAAAATGAAGTCATAAATTATCCTATTCAAGGAAGTGCATTTCATTGTCTGTTATGGAGTTTAATTGAATTACAGAAAATTTTAAAAAGAAATAAATTTAAAAGTAAAATAACTGGACAGATACATGATTCAATTATTCTTGATGTTATTCCAGAAGAAAAAATTCAAATAATAACATGTTTAAATAAAATTATGACACAGGATATTAAAAAATTTTGGACATGGATAATTGTACCTTTATCAGTAAACATAGAATGTTCTAAAATAAATGGAAATTGGGCAGAGATGGAAGAAGTAATTGATTTTAGAGGTGTTGGAGAAAAATAATGAGCTTTAATTTAAAATATCGTCCACATAGTCTTGAGGAATTTTATGGAAATATTTCTACAGTAAAAGTATTAAAATCTTTTATGAAAAGTAAAGACAAACATCGTTGTTTACTTTTTCATGGTCCAGCCGGATGTGGTAAAACCACTCTTGCGCGGATACTGGCGAAGGAATTAAAATCTATTGATATTCAAGAAATTGATATGGGAAATAATCGAGGAATAGAGACAGCTAGAAATATTATAAATACTGTTTATTTAAGACCATTTGGTGGAGGAATAAAAATATATATTCTTGATGAAGTACATAAAGCAACAAATGAATTTCAGAATGCTTTATTAAAAACTTTAGAAGAACCTCCTTCTTTTGTTTATTTTATTCTTTGTACAACAGAACCAGAAAAAATAATAAGAACAATCCAAAGTCGTTCTATGTCTTTTGCTGTGTCATCTTTATCAAAAAATAGAATGAGAAAATTTTTACAATATATATGTATCAAGGAATCAGTTGAAATTAGTGATTCTGTGATTGATTCTATCACAGAACAGAGTAAAGGTATTCCAAGAGATGCGTTGATATATCTTGATCAAATAAAAGGAATTGACACAGAAAAAGAACAAATAAGAGTGATTAAATCTATTCATAAAAATGAAGAAAATTTAATAGATTTATGTAGATTATTATTAAAGAAAAATGTAGGATGGGATCAGCTAATTAAACTTTTAGAATCAATAGAAGAGGAACCAGAATCAATAAGAAGAATGATATTGGGATATTTTTCAAAAGTACTTATAAATAATCCTTCTCCAAGAATTGCTTTGATATTAGAATGTTTTAAAAATAATTTTTATGATGCTGGTAAAGCTGGTTTATTATTGGCATTGTATGAAATATATTTAAATAAATAATTTTTTAAAAAGACAAATAAAATGAAAAGAATAATAAAAAATAAAAAAGGTATAGTAATATTTGATGGTGATGACTTACGCCATGCGGATTTGTATAAAGCATATTGTTTATATACAAATTTTGAGGGTGCGAATTTGTGTGGTGTTAATTTTAAAGATGCTGACTGTAGTGAAGCTGATTTTAATGGTGCGAATTGTTGGAGTGCTAATTTTGAGGGTGCAAATTGTTGGAATGCAAATTTTAAAGAAGCGATTTGTGTAAGTGCAAATTTTCAAGAAGCAGATTGTAGTTATGCAGATTTTTATAAAGCACATTGTGTAGATGCTAATTTTTATAAAGCAGGTTGTTGGAGAACAAATTTTCAAGAAGCAAATTGTAAAGATGCAAATTTTAAAGAAGTGCTTTGTGCAAGTGCAAATTTTGAAAAAGCGGATTTACGTGGTGTGAATTTTAACAAAACAAATTTACTTTATACAAATTTAAAAGACATAATAACAGATACTCCAATTATACAAATAAATGGAAGCAAACATCACGTAATAAAATGGAAAGATCAAATTCAAATCGGTTGCATAATTGAGCAAAAAGATTGGTGGTTAGAGAATTATAAAAAAATAATGAGAAAACATAATTACACTCAAAAGCAAATTAAAGAATATTATAAATATATTATAGGAGGATAAAGTGAAAACAGATGTAACTTGTTTAAAAGTAGAAGATTTGGGTATTTATAAAGATTTGGAGATTGACATATATCAATTAGAAAAAGAATGGTTAAAGCAAGCTGTTATTTTTATGGAATATATGGAAAAAACAATAAAAATGGAAAATGAAAAAGGAGTTTTTAAAGATAAAATTATAAAACTTCGGGCAGAATTAGATTTAAAGATTAGAAATGAATTCGCACAGAGAGGAGTAAAAGTAACAGAAAAACTTCTTGAGAGTTCTCTTAATTCTGAAGAAGAAGTGGTTTGTCATAATGAGTGTTATAATACAGTTAATTATAATTATAATCTTTTAAATGCTTGTATTAAAGCATTAGATTATAAAAAAGCAGCTTTGGAAAATTTAGTAAAATTACATTTAGGAGGATATTTTTCAGAACCTTCTTTAAGAAATAAAAAAGGAGAAGAAGTATCTGAGAATATAAGATCAAAATTAAATAAGAATATAAAAAAATTAAATAAAAATATAAAATAAAAAGGAGATAAATTATGATTTGTAAAAAAAATGATTTTAAAGAAAGTTTAAGACAACAAATAGAAGATAATGTTAATAATAAAGATAGAATTTATGTTAAAGATTATTTTGATAAGAAAAAAATTGAAGGGGTTTCATTCTATAAAATTAAAGAAGAAAATCTTATAGACATAATTCCTTATATTGTGAAAACTAAAAATCATTCAAAAAAACTTGAAATAGGTTCAGGAGATTATGTGCTTGAAATTTATACTCATAATAATATAGGAATTGAAAATAAAGAATATTTATGTCTACAAAGAATGTTTGGAAAATCTTGTCCTGTATGTGAAGAAATGTATCGATATAAAGAAGAAGGGGAAGAAGAAAGCGAAAAAAAATTATGGCCAAGGCATCGAACTCTTTATAATGTAATTGATCTTGATGAAGAAGAAAAAGGAATTCAAATATTTGATGTTACTTTTAACTGGATTGAAAAAAATTTAAGAATGAAAGCAAGAAAAGGAGAAGAACTTGTGACTTTCGCTGATTTAGAAGAAGGTTCTTCTATAGACTTTGTTGGAGAATTAAAAACTTATACTAGAAAAGGAAAAATAATAGAATATAAAGAACCGGTTGCTTTGAAATTTGTTTCTAGAGAAGAACAATATGATGAGGATATTTTATTGAAAGAAAGTTATTCTTTAGATTCTCTTTTATATGTACCTTCATATCAAGAATTATATGATATTTATTATGCAATAGAGAAAAAAGAAGAATCAGAAGAATCTAATGTCAGGATTAAAAAATTTAAAAAGAAAAAAGAAGAATCAAAGGAAGAAGTAGAAGAAGAATCAAAGGAAGAAGTAGAAGAAGAATCAAAGGAAGAAGTAGAAGAAGAATCAAAGGAAGAAGTTAGTACTCGGATTAAAAAATTTAAAAAGAAAAAAGAAAAGAAATCTTGTCCTCATGGAAATGATTTTGGATTAGATTATGATGAATATGATGAATGTAAAGATTGTTTTTTAAAAAAAGAATGTTCGCTTTTTGTTAATTTATAGGAGGGAAGGATGGTTAGAAAATATACAAATGAAATGTATATAGGAACCACAGAAGCTTTAAAAATGGCTTCTGAAAAAGGGTATCCTATTACATTGATGACAATGATTGTTTGGATTAAAAAATATAATTTAGGTGAAAAATTTCTTGGAAATTATAGAATTGAAAAAATGAGATTATTAAAATTATTACAGGACGGTAAAATCAATGAAGACCGTGAAAGTACGAAATGGCAAAAAAAAGGACGATGATAAATTTTTAAAAGAGAATATTTTATCTGCTGGATCAGATTTATTGGATTTAACTACCGGTTATTTTCCAACGGGTGTGATGAATATTGTGGGTGATAGTAGTTCTGGAAAATCTTTTTTATCTGGAGAGATTATTGCTAATTCTTTTCATCAATTTAAAAATTTTTCTTGGTTTTATGATGATGCTGAAAAAGGTTATAAATTTGATTCACAGATATTGTATGGAATTGATATTTTAAAAGATGGATTATTAAAAGAAGATGCTGTATCAGAAACAATAGAAGATTTTGAAAAAAACATCCATTGGGTAATAAATAAGAAAAATAAAGAGGATATTTTTATATATGTTTTAGATAGTTTTGAAAAGTTATCAAGTAGAGAAGAAGAATTGTTTATGGAAAAAAACAGAAATAAAGAAAAGAAAGATGGAACATATGGTATGGGAAAAGCTTCTTTTTTTAATCAATTTTGTAGAAATTATGTAAAAAAATTAGTGGAAAATAAAATATTACTTATAATTACATCACAATTAAGAAATAAAATAGGAATATTTTTTGGATCACCTTATACACGACAATGTGAAAAGGCTTTAAATTTTTATTCCAATATTGTTTTATTTATGAAAGAAACTGAAAAATATAAAAAATTTAATCGTACATATGGAATATGTGTTGGGATCACAACAAAAAAAGCTCGTCATAGGAAACCTTTTCGTTCTTGTTATTTAGATTTTTTATTCGATTATGGAATTGATAATATTAGAAGTAATCTTAAATTTTTATTTGATTTAAAAACGGAAACAGGAAAGGATAAAGAAAAAAAAGATAAAAAAAATTTAATATGGAAAGAAAAGGAATTTTCTTCTTTAGAAAAACTTATTCATTATATTTATATAAATGATTTAGAACAAGAATTAAAAGAAGAAGTTACAGAAAAATGGAATAGTATTGAAGAAAAAGTATTGGAAGAATCTTTAATTGGTAGAAAAAGAAAATGGTAAATAAAAAGATGGTGTTTATATGATCTTTATGGGAATTGATCCGGGGCAAAAAGGAGGTATTGCTGTGCTTAAAATGGAAGATACATTTTTATTGGAAATGCCTTTGTGCAATAAAAATATTGATGCAATGACTATTGTTACGTTTTTAAAAACACATATATTATTAAATGAAAAATCTTTTTGTATAATTGAAAAAGCACAACCAATGCCAAAACAGGGAGTTACGTCCGTTTTTAATTATGGGGAGGGATATGGAGAATTAAAGGCCGTGTTGAAATTTTTAAAAATTCCTTTCCAGGAAGTTCGTCCCCGGGTTTGGAAAAAAGAATTTAATTTAAATGCGAATAAAAAACGATCAGTATCGACTTGTATAAATCTATTTCCTGAAATTAAAGATCAGTTATATGGGTTAAGAGGTAGATTAAAAGATGGTATTGCTGAGGCTTTACTTATAGCTGAATATGGAAGAAGAATTTATAAAAGATAAAAGGTCAAAAATGATTCGTTCATTAGAAATACAAAATTTTCAAAGTCATATTTATTCTTTTTTAGAATTTGATAAAGGAATCAATATTATTACAGGACAAAGTGATTCTGGAAAATCTGCAATTATAAGAGCTATAAGGTGGCTTATTGAAAATAAACCTCAAGGAGATTCTTTTCGTAATAATTTTGGAGGGGATACAATAATTGAAATTCAATTTGAGGATAATAATATAATTGATAGGATAAAAACAAATAAAAAAAATAGTTATAAAATAAATGAAAATTTTTTATATGCGTTTGGTTTTGATGTGCCGGAAGATGTAAAAAATTTATGTAATATGTCTGAAATAAATATTCAAAAACAATTAGAAGAACCTTTTTTATTATCTAAAAGTTCTGGTGAAGTAAGTCGATATCTTAATGAAATTGTGGATCTTGATCTCATAGATTTAGCCATGAAAAATATTGATTCTAAAATTAGAGAGATCAAAGAAGAAATAAGATTTAATGAAAATGAAATAGAAATATTACAAAATAAAATTACAGTATATTCTTGGTTAACACCTGCTAAACAGAGATTTGAATTATTAAAATTTATGTATGAAACATGTGTTAATTTAAATTATGAGATTAGTACATTAGAATTTTACACACAAGAATTTGAAAATATAGAAGATGAAACGGACATTGATATAGAAAAAGCTGAAACTAATTTAAATGATATTTTAATTCAGTTAAAATCCAGAGATGCTTTAAATGAAAATATTAAAGAATTAACAATATTGATAAATTCATATTATTCTAT